GCAAAAACTCATAGGAAATTCCCATGACAGTTCAAGAGATGTTGAGCCGTTTGTTCCAGCTTGGGCTGTCGCAGGCGGATGTGGCCAAGCGTTGCCGCACCACTCAACCAACGATTTCTCGCGCTTCGAACGGCGCCGCAGTTCGGTACGAACTGGGCAAAGCGATCGAAAAGCTATTGGAGCAGCGCGAGCAGGAAGTCGAGGCCGAGAACCGGGCGGCTTGAGATACAGGTTCTCTTCAAGTGAGTGAATTATCAGCGTTCTGGCATTGCGCCAGTAGATGACCGAAACACCTGTGAATTTAACCAGTAGGGAAGCGAATATGAAGCCACTCACTCTGCTAGCGCTGGGCAAGCGTAAGGCGCCAATGTCGACCGAGGTCTTCATCCAGGCCGAGTCCAGCTTGGATGAAGTTTTCGTTGAGCTGTGGGGCGCGGGCGCTCTGCTTGGCTACGCACGCTTCGCGCGCGCCCAGGCGGCGGGTGAGTTCAGGGCTGGCCGCCCTGTAGCAACGTTTGAATTAGTGGAATTGCTTTCGGCGCATTCTCCATGCCCAGGTCCACTAGTTTCGTTATCAGCTGCTTTGTGGTCTCGCCGGGAGCTTCGCGCAGAGCTTTCAGAATCCCTCTCTTCTGATCCTCCGGAAGGTTTGAAGCCTGCACTTTCGCCTCAATCAGCTGGCGCAGAGTGTCCTCATGAAGTTTGACCGTCACAGTGCCGAGGATGGCTCCAAGCCCGCCATCGTCCTCAAGAAAGTCGATGCCTTTAGCCGTGATCACGATGTTGTAGGTCTTGCGCGAGCCATCCAGGTACTGAATGGAATCGAAGTGAACCAGCCCGTGCTCCTTGAGATAGGTCAAGTTGGCGAGCGTTTGCCCTTCACCGTCAATGCCAAGCACGCGGTCATCAGTGTCTGGGTAAGCGCTCTGCAGGCGCTCAAGAATCTCACGCTGCAGCTCCCTCTTAGTTTTCATATGTCCGGTCTCCTTGGACCTTGTTGTGTGGAAGCAAAAAGCTACCACGGATGCACCGGACACCCATAACGCTCGAGTTTCGGGCGAAAAAAAACCGCCTAGCAGGGCGGCTTCTCTACAACAAAAATCGAGGTCAATTATGCACTCTGCAATCGATGCAAGCAACCCAGCAAAGAGGATCACCCCGTGAGTGTCCAGGCTATGACATGGGCTCTCGCATTGCCCAAGTCCTCCCTTGAAAACCCCGCTGCCCGACACGTGCTGCTGTGCCTCGCCAACTATGCAGGAAGCGACGGACGAGGCGCTTTCCCGTCTGCGGCAACCCTGTCCGAAGACACAGGCCTTTCCGAGCGCACCGTGCGACTCAAGCTTGATGAATTGGCCTCTGCTGGCTGGATCGCTGAAGGCAACCAAGCCATCGCGGCCGCCTACATTGATCGGCGTGACCGTCGCCCAGTCGTGTACGACCTCCAGATGAAACGGGGTGCATCTACTGCACCCCGAGCAGAACGGGGTGCAGGAAACCGCACGGGGTGCAGCTCACGGCAGAACGGGGTGCAGGAAACCGCAGAACGGGGTGCAGCAGCTGCACCCAATACGTCAGTTAACCAATCTACTCACTCTCTGCGCGAGCCCTTCGAAATGTTCCTGGACTGGGTGCCGGATCAGGGCCTGCTCAAAGCGTATGCAATCCGTTCGGGGCTCACTCTGGACGACTTCGCCTCCAAGGCAATCGCTGGGTTCGTGCTGCACCACGACGCGAAGGGCTTGGCCCAGACCGAGAAGCAATGGCTCGCCGCCCTGGTCAACTGGGTGAAGTCAGACCTGGCCCGTGCAGCGCGATCCGCTACCGGCAAACCGAGCGCGCAGCAATCGAGCTCTTTCGATGACGACGACACCTCATGGCTCAACGGGGGGAATGACCAATGAACCAAGTAGCCACCATCGCCCATGGCCTTTGGGCCAAAGTCCAAACCGGCCAGTACATCCCGACTGGGGACTCGCTTCCCGCCGAGATCAAGGCCGAGCTCGACCGTAATACCGCTGCGGTGATCAACCGGCTGTTCCGTGACCTGCGGACCATCTTCAGCGCCTGGAAACAGGCCTGGCCGGACATGAGCACGTACAAGGCCGCCAAGCAGCAGTGGCTGACGGCTTTCCTTGAGGCAGGTATCAAC